ACGCAAACATCTCGATCCTCTCCCATTTTTGATCTGTAGGTATCTATATCAAAAATAGGATGAACTAGATTAAGTAGATCATCTGATCTTAATCCTTCATTAAGCTGCTGGTTGTTCTGCATTAGCTTGATCCTGTACTTGTGTTTCTGATGCGTCAACATTAGTGTTAACAACGCCGAACTGATTTATGATATCTTCTACTTTATTTTTGTCTAAATTCTTATAACCACGATTAATGTCCTGCATTAATTTTTTAGGCATCAAAATTTTAACTAACCAGATATCTTCGATATCGATTTTACCTTTGCGTGTTCCTGGTCTTATATCATCAGGAGTTTTAATTTTTCTTACTTTTTTTAGGGTCGATTCTGCAAATTTAACTTTGCACCCGTAATCTAATAATCTCATTCCGCCTCTAGGCTCGGGCATACGATCTTTTGGCCACATAAAGGTACACTCTACAAAATACCTGTGTTCCTTAGGACCCGCCACTAATTGCCCGTCTAACCAATTATCATAGACATAGGTATCTAGCTCGTCTATAACACGTTCAAAATCTTTAAGTAAATTTAAGCTATTATTAGAACCGTAGATTTGTTCTATATTGCTTATGATATCTTTTATATCTGCCATGGAGTTCTCCCAATGTATTTATTCCGCCTAAAACTTAAACATAACTTATAATAAAATAGGCTTCCGGTTAAATACGTTTGTGTTCGGCTACGGACACTACGGTTTGAGGTCCGTGCCTAACACGTTTAAAGGAGGGCTAACCTTATATGAAGCGTAAAAGAGCAGCAGTACTGAAAGCTACTAATTATCAAGAAGAGTCTAATGTAATAAAGCTAGTTGATAAAAATTATCAAAAGCGCCCGAAAGTCCAGTTATACCCAAAAAATCTTAATCAAGAAAACTACCTGTTAAAACTTAACAATGAGCAAAAAATGATAATTTTTGCCATAGGTCCAGCAGGCACGGGTAAAACTATGTTAGCTGTACAGTGGGCGATAGACCAGTTGAAATACGGGTCAACTACGAAAATTGTTATTACTAGACCAGCTGTTTCAGTAGATGAACAACACGGATTTTTACCGGGAGACCTACAGCAAAAAATGGAACCTTGGACTAAACCGATAATGGATGTTTTCGCCGAGAACTACAATGCTAGAGAAATTACTAACATGATAACCGAGGGGGTGATTGAAACCAGTCCTTTAGCATATATGAGAGGCCGAACATTTAAAAATGCTGTAATCATCGCAGATGAGATGCAGAATGCTACACCTAGTCAAATGAAGATGCTGCTTACTAGGTTAGGTCAGGGTTCTAAGATGATTGTTACTGGAGATTTGCAACAGGCAGACCGTCCTTCAAACAACGGACTGCTCGAGTTCCTTGGGTTGTATAACAACTTTGCAAATCACAGATATGTAGATATCTGTCACTTCACAGTAGGTGACGTTGAACGCCACGAGGCGGTTAAGGAGATACTAGCAATATACGGAGATGATTAATCTTTAGGAAGATAGGGGGTCAATTGATCCCCTAACAATCTTTTATAGAATTCTAACATATCATCGAAGCCAGCCTGAGGATTGATAGAATTCATAATACACTTCTTCTCTTTAAAATCTAAAATGACTTTAGAAGTTTGGTAGTGCCGAGTTTTTAGACTATTTTTAAAATCGGTAATTTCGTCCCATTTGCCGTTGGGTTTCTGGATGTACGAAACTAACATATATCTATATTTCATTCTTCCAACAATGGTAACTTATTAGGTTTACCATCCCATTCTTCAGAATCCGGTAATGACGATTTCTTTTTAGTGATATTCGGCCATTTAGAGCTTAGTCTACGATTTAAATCTGTCCAAAATACTATATCAATGTCTTTATCGTTGTCTGGAACGATAGCATCAACAGGACACTCAGGAACACACACCGCACAATCAATACATTCGTCTGGATTGATTGCTAAAAAATTTGGACCTTCGTAAAAACAATCAACTGGACATACTTCTACACAATCAGTATGTTTGCATTTAATACAGTTTTCTGTAACCAAATAACTCATTATACTATCCTTGCAAGTTTGACTAAAGTAGCAGATAAATTTATTTCTGGATCAACTATCAAAGTATGATCCACTAATCCTTGTTTGATAATCAAAATAGCTTTGTCCTGATTGTCTTCTGAACCAAAAATATCTAAATTGTTATATAACCAAACAAATACTTCTTCCATTTCCTCTGCTCGAAGTTTTCCGCAGAGCATTTTTCGAGCCTCGTTGATTTTTCCTTCTTTGAACAATTTTACCATGTCAAATTTCCAATCGGCTTCACCTGCATCTCCCTTATTAGGAGCTGCCAATTTATTATCTTGAACATTTTGTTGGATCAGATTAATACATTTGCGAAGATCAGGATAAGTTACTTTGACATAATTATCTAGAGTTTCAAGATCGAACTCCACAGCCTCTTCAACAAGAACAGTAGCAACACGAGCGGTAAACTCAGTAAGATCCGTTCGCTCAACGTGAAATCCTTGACATCGTGAGTGTATAGCAGGGATAATACGATTAGGGTAGTTACAGGTGAGGATGAAACGAGAAGTTGCATGGTACTCCTCCATGACCCCACGTAACGCTGCCTGAGCGTTCGGACTAAGATAATCAGCTTCATCTAATAGCACCACCTTGAATGGTCCAAATGGAATCATCTGGACAAAATTTGTAATTTTATCACGCACATCATCTACCGAATTGGTACGACTTGCGTTAATTTCTAATACATCATAATCTTCAATTCCTAACTCTTGGATAAGAATCTTAGCAAGAGTAGTCTTACCTATGCCAGCTGTTCCGCTTAGTAATAGATGCGGAATGCTTTTGTCTTTGATCCAGGTTGCGATCTGTTTACGCTGATGGTCATCTCTAAAGACATAACCATCAATTGTTTTCGGACGATACTTCTCTACCCATAGTTCTTTCATTTTTTTCCTCTGTGTCTTTAGCCCAGTCGCCTTCAATTATATAGCAAGGTTCGGGCGGTTCGTGATATTCATCATCGTTCATACCAATTCCTCAGCGATACCTAGAACTTCGGCTAATACAATACATAAACCAGCTAACCAAAAGTTTCCAGCCATTAATACACCACCGGCAAATATTCTGATTCCACTTTTTGCAAGACTCACATAAAAGTGTCCTTTGCTGGTATCTTTAGGCTGTATGTTCATTTATGTTCTTTCTTTAGTTCTTGAGGTTCTGCAAATCTTACGTTCGGGTCTATTATTTTGTAGATTCCCACAGGCTTCCAATATTTGTGTACAAGATTATTAATAATTAAAATAGCGATTACCCATACTATTGCGGCTAACATAGTTAAAATACTACTGGCTAAAAACATAGCCGCATGGTCCATATTCATTGTTTTAATCCTTTTTCTACTTCTGCGGCTACTACACGATTCCGCAATTCTGTTGTTGAAAAACTGTGTTGGCGCCTGTTGAAATAAAATTCAATTCCTTTAGCAATACATTCGTACTTTCCAGTGAATTCTTTTTCTTGATATTCATCTCCTAATATTCTAACAGTAATAGGATAAGAAAGCAAGATGTCTACTAATTCTTTTTCAGTAGAATAGGGGATTACTTCGTCGATATACTTGCAGGCTTTAAGTTGTACGAATCTTTCAAATACACTTTGTACAGGCTTGTTTTTTTCTGTCGGTCTATCTATAGTAGGATCTGTTTGTAAACCTACAATGAGATAGTCGCATTGTTTTTTGGCTTCTTCTAACATCAAAAGATGTCCGGCATGAAACAGATCAAAGGTTGAGCAGGTAAATCCTATCTTCATAGGATATCCATTTCCGGCGAGATCCATCCATTACCGTTATCTTTAGAAACAAAAGGTTTTAAGTTAGGAGGTTCCCAGCCCAATGGTTTGAGAACTTTACCATCTTCACGTTTACGAACTTTGCCTGTTTCTTTGTCAATCTTGGCAAAGTTAGTACGCATTACTTCTTTCCAGGCGCCTTCAGCGTCTGCACCCATAGAATGAATAGTGCCGATGGTAACAACAAGAATATCTATTAGTGCATCTAACGTTTCTACTTTGTCATTATTATCAACAGCTACGGCTAATTCTCTATGTTCTTCTTGAATGAGTTTAAGATACATATTGAATTGATCTTGATTGAATGTGTCGGTGCTTTGATCACAGGCTCTCATGAACTTTTCTTGATCTCTAAAAGCATTGGTCATTTGATTTCCTTAGGACTTTAGAATGTTAATAATACGCTTCTTTTCTTGTTCTTGCAACCAGTCTTTTTCCAACTGGCCGAAATCAGGAGCATCGTTTATTGATTGGTCTATGATATTTTTAAGAATGTATAATTCTTTTTTGAATTCAAAAGAAGTGAAACCGTCGTTATATGCACTGTTACATTCTCTTGATAGGGAATGTATCTGGTTGACTATGTCAGCCAAATCCCAACTCTTTTTTAATCCCATTATTTTATAAAATCTTCTGGGCGTATAGTTGTACTGGATCCGTGACCAAATTCTTGTCCTATGTAGGCATCATTGGGTCTTTCGTCAGCAACGGCTAGAATACTAGAAACTTCTACCTTTTGAATCTCTTTCTCACTGTCACCGTCGTTGATTTTTATTTTTCTGGTCCAACGACCGTGTTCTATCAAGATCCATTGACCTTCTTTGATATCTTCTTGCTTGGGACCTACTTTGTATACTTTACCCCATCTAGGTTTAACACCGTGAGCCTTACCGTCATCGCTTAGAATTACGATACCACCCATAGTTGTTTGTTCTCCCAGATCCATATCTGTGATGATTACGTCATCGTGTAACGCACGAATTTTTATATGTTTTACATCGTAGGCAGTGACCATAATTACCTCTTGTTACCTCGAGATCCCAATTCTTCTTTGATTGCTCTAGGATTATTTTTATAATAATCTTGTAGAATTTCTTCTCTAGTTTTAACGACTTTACCACCGGTTCCGATGATATCCCCGCGAGCATTCATTTTAGCATTTCCTACAGCAGGTTCTTTTTCATTTTTAAGAGCTAGCTTTTCTAGATCAACTTCTTTGCCTCGCATACTTGTGTATGATTTACCCATTTTATATCTCCTTGAAGAATTCTTCTATTGGTAATTTGTATTTAACACTGTCTATCCTGTGTACCCCTATCAAATAGAGTACATAACTAGCTACGCTCGAACCTCGCCCTACACCCCAGACTATATTGTTAGCACGAAGTGTGTCAACTATATATTTCATAGTTTTTAACATAGGAATCATATTGTATTTGGCAAATAATCTAAGTTCTTCAACTACTCGTTCTTTAGTTTCAGGAGTAGGGCAACGTTGGTATAACCAATCTAAAATATCCATCGTTTGGTATTTCTCTGGAATAAACCAATTTGATGGATCGATACTAGCTGGAGGGATTGGATAACTTAAATGCTCTTGATATACTCGATCTATATATTTCTCGAGATCGTCAGAACAGAGACAATGGTCTAGGATTTCTGGACCATGTTTTAGTATGCCTTTGATTAATTGTTCTTCAGTGTTAATTTCAGTCCACATTAATTAGTTGATCCAAGTCAGTATCAGTTTGTCCTTGATTTTTTCTAAGATATCTCTTAGACATCTCTTCTCTATATATTGTAACAAACGTACCTAATTGTGTCAACAGGTCAGTCTTACCTAATCTTGCTGCTGCGTGGTATTTTTTGGTAACTTCTAACAGCTTAGATTCTACTTCAGAATCCTTTAGATCGGATAAGTCATTGACAAATGGATGAAACATATTAACTAAAGCTACCTAGATAATTTAGGAAAATATTATCAGAATCGTGTTGCCAAACTTCTATAATTACAGGATTGGTTTTTGATGTTAATGTAATTTGAGGACTAGCACCTACTACCGGAAAAGTAGCATTTTTCTTAAAAACAGTACCGCCTTCTGTGGTAAAGATAATCGTTTTATTTTCCGTGGCTGCTGTATCCAAATATATCTCTAAGGTTATCTTGCCAACTCCTGATACAACATTAGTATCTGGATCGTCTAAGGTAGGAAAATTTCTAAATACTAGATTTGAGTTTTCTTGTATACTTACAATTTGATATTGTCCTTGCTCAAAATCTATTTCCCTATTAGCTGATGTTACAACTATCTGTCGTTTTCTAGTGATAAAATTTTGAGTATAAGCTTCATTTAAGAGTTTATAGTTAAAGCTATTGTCAGTGTCTGTCTTAGCTGTATTTTCTAGTAAGTCAGACAGCTCTCTATTAGCTTCGTAGAGTCCGTTATAAATGGTATCAAAGTTATCTCTAAATGTCTGTGTGTCGTTGTCCTGTCCTGCTACAGGAAAGTTCACATCAATATTATAAATGACTCTGCTGGTTGTTAGTCTTTCTGTCATGGTAATTTTTCTCCGCGTTGTGGGAACGCAAGGTATTTATTCTCTATCTCACCCTCTAAAACGTCAATTAGATAACGATCAGCTGTGAAATCTATTTTTTTGAAATCAAAGCCATTGGCTTTAATTCTGCTAATAATATAGTCCGCTCTACCCGATTTAGCATAGCAAAGTACTAGAGCTTTTGTATAACCTAGCTCTACCGGTGAAGTAATTTGAGTAGAACGCATCCAAAGAGGTAAAAAATCTCTATCTCGATCTCCAACTGATCTAATTCGCTTCCTCATATTTTTTATTGAATTTGGAAATAACCGCTGATGATCACTGTCGCTGACAAACGGTATGTCGCTGTCTACTTTAATAGCATCATAGCTAATAAGCACTTTGCTGTTTATGTTATCGGGTAAGTTAATAGTGTCGCTGATACTAATTCCGCCTTCTTCAAATTCATCTACAATTTCTACATATATTGCTTCGTAGACAACTTCTTGAGTAGTAGGATCTTTAGCCAGGGCCTTTTTTATTTCACCGAACCTAATCTGTTTTCTATAATGATTTCTGCTCATTGCCTGCACAAACTTTACCGCATCTACACTTTCTATCCCTGCAAACACCAATACTTTTATTTCCGATTGAACTCCGAAATTAGAATCACCGTACCTATAGATATCTTCTATTTTGAAAATATTGGCATCCGTGATAAAGTTAAACCAATTCAATCTATTTAACTTGGACTGCAAAGCGACCATGTATAGGTTGGCAAATGTTTTTTGATTATCGGCTACAACAGTAATAGAAAATTCTTTGATAGATTCGGCGTAATTGGCTGTATCCCTGGCTTTAACTCTGAAAGTAAATTTCTTATCAAAAGTCGTAGTCTCATCATCGAATGTAGTGGTGTAAGCACGTGATCCTGTAGAACTATCTTCGTTGACATTTATACTATCAGTACGTTCGTAGAATCGAGTAAGACCAGTAATGCCGTTGTTTATATCACCGAATTGTCTAACCTTACCAACTATTAACCCAGTACCTAGTAAGTTTAATCCTGGAGGTAAATTGCCGCTGACTAATTCATAGATCGCTAAATTTCCGTATAATAAACTATTTGCTATTAATTGTTTTCTGCTAGGCTGATTAGGTTTAATAGTTCCTAAATCGCCGTCAGTAACCCATTCGATAGCACTTTCTATTTCTCCTATGATATCTATAGTAAATGTTTTTTCTGCTGTAGAAACACCTAATCGCCAGTAGTCTGTCGAAACGTCCGGAATTTGATTTTGATTATCTGAAATAGCCACATAGATAAAACCTTCGTACCTTACAGATTCACCTTCGAAATACGTAGAAGTCCCGTCCCAGTCTCCTTGAAGAGTTGATTCTGTAAGGTCAGCAGGGAAATTTACAGCCAACATTGTGAATTTATAAGTCTTGGTAACTGCTGACTGATAAGGAATCTTACCCGCTAGGTCACCTGATAGACTATCTAATGTTAATCCAGGAGGAAATATACTGTCTGTTTCTTTCTCAGTTACAGTCCAGTAGGACGGACTGGGAGCCGTGAATTTTCCTAGCTGTGTGTTTATTAATTCGTTTGACCAATAGGAGCCTTCTATCGGAGTTTGATTCAAATGATTTGAAATACAAACCCAGGTTAATCTGTTATAAATTACAGCATCCCCTACTTTGTAATTAATGACACTCGACCAATTACCTTTTAGGTTATAAGTGAATTTAGGCAATATGTCTGAAATTTCGTATTTCCCGTCAGTGATGGTTTCCCCAGTTTCTTTTAAGATGTAAGTACCAGGATTAGTATCAGATTTATAATAAACTATAGTTCCAGTGAATTCAGCAGGATCGTATACATCTAAGAAAATTGTTAGATAATTATTAGCCCTTCTACGACCAAGATACCCTGGAGTGATCCATTGAGGTACACGGTCTCCTGCTGAGTCTGCTCTGAATAGATTAGTATCTACTTGAACTATGCTGTTGTCTGCTCTAAGAAATTCTTCAGTTACTACATAAATTTTAAAAAGTCTTCGAATTTCATTGCGCCCATCTGTTGCAGAAACTACAAAAGCGTATGGTCGACTGATACGTCTTGGAGCTCTAACTGGTTCATTATAATCAAAAGTTACGGCATCATAAAAGTAACTATCAAATCCGTTAGACCTAGCTTGGGGAACATCTAACGGTAGCACATCAAATGCGCTGGTATCGTAGGCGCCTGTAGGGTTTTCGCTATATTCTACAGCGAAGATAGGATCAGTAAATCCGTATATTCTTCCTTCAGCGGTAAGAGTCAATCCGGGAGGTAGTTCCCCACCATTAGGAATTAGATAGTATTCTAAGCTATCTCCGGCTATTTCGTCAGTGTCTCTGGCTTCTAATTGAAAATCAATATAGCTGTTATCTAAAGCATAGTAAGCTTCGCCTTGTCCAACCTGTAGAAATCCTTCCTCAGTAATCCATCGGGGTGCGTCTGAGCCATCTATAGATATAGAAAATGTTCTATCTTCAAGATCGGAAGAATCTCTAGCTCTGATTACAAATCTACTTTCTGTAAATTTTCTTACTTCTGTGGGAGTTCCAACAATAGCAGATCCGCTAAGTCGTAGACCTCGTGGCAATGATCCTGAAATCACTTCAAACGATACAGCTCCAACATCTGATGATGCCTGTAATTGTACAGATATTGTCTGTCGTTCTTGAAAAGTTCCTAAACTGCCAGCTGCCGTTGTCCAGGATATGGTCATTAATACTCCTTAGATCAACGGTGCTGCGACCGTTCCGAAATCTACAGATATCCTACTAGGAATTGGAACAGTTCCGAAATCAATATTAGATGCAGATAAATTAAATTGCACGACACTGTCGTAGTCGTTGGACACTGGTCCAAAATCAACATTTCTTAAAATGTTAGTTACTGGTAAGTCAGTATCTATAGTGATAACATTGTTTGCAGCGGTAACACTTATATTATTACCACCTTGCATGGTTAAAACTGTGTTTGCCGAGACGCTAGTTCCGCTAGGTACTGCAGATGCTATACCGCTTTCAGTTATAACTTTGGTAAATGCATCTGGAGTGTTATTTGAAATTACAACAGTATCTGAAGTTGATGAAAGTAAGATCTTGTTATTTCCAGCAATTAATTTTTTAAATTCTAGATTAAGACCATTCTTTTGTTTAAAAATGCCTTCACCGTTTACAGTTTCTGGTATGTTTTTTCCTGTAACCGATAGTTCTGCATCTAATGACGAGAAGTTTGCATTGACCTTTTGAAACGCTGACCGTAGATCATCGCCTAGGCCATCATTTACCACGTTTCCGATATTAATTGTTTGTATAGTCATAACACGCTCTCTTTAGTATATTTACCCTATTGTATTATCTTACCCAATACCAAATAACGCCCGGGCTACCGCCATCTTGGATTGTGGCCAACCACGGTGCTGGTTCCCATCCGCCACACGAGATCAATGTTCCCCACCAACCGCCACGGAATCCATCTGTGGTCAACCAACCGTGATTGATACCAATGCCTACCCAAGGCATACGTGCTTCCATAGCATCGTAATGATAATCCCACGTTTTATCATTGTAACCAAAGCGAGCTAGTTCTGTAATGTTCTTGCGCCAGCCAGGTGTACCTAAATGTTCATCACCCATGTCAGCACTTTCATGAGTTTGAGTAAATGAGTATGCTTCGTTGGCAGTCCAAGCACCGCCCAGTGATCCGTGTTCGCGAGCAGTGATCATAAAATCAAATCCTGTCTCTGCACGTTTGATCTTGTTAGCCCAACTTAATATGCTGTAGTTTTGTTCAACTGAACGATTGTTGTATGCAGCCAGTTGAGTAGGGCAAGTGGTAGCGTTGCGACTAAACACTTGTTCTTCTGTCCAGTTACTAATAGAATTTTGTAAAATCAATGTCCAACCACCACCAAGTGTAGTCATATCACAATAGACTTGGAACGGATCGCCATTATTGATTGCGTCATTCTGTATCCAGTATACACTATCTTCACTGTCCGGGTAGTCTTGTTTGATCTGCCACGCACTAGTGCTGTATTCTTCTCTAGTCTTGCCGTTAGGTACGCCTAATGCTTGATTACGTGCTATAAGTTCTGCCTTTTCACGTGCTAGAATAGTCTGTTCTTCTGTGCGTATTGCGGCAACTAATGCTGTACGATCAGTAATGCTTAATGTTTCGTAATAATCTAAAACAGTTTCGTTGTCTACAACTGCGTCAGTGTTGTTGATGGTATCCGCATTTTGCAAAGAGTCGTGTAGCGTATCAAAGTTTTCATTGACAGTATTGATAACTTCGACTAGTGGATTAGCAGGATGTAAATCTTTTAGTTCTAATTTCTTAAATGTCATAGGATTCTCAAAGTTTTCGTTAACCGTATTAATAACTTCAACTAACGGATTAGCAGGATGTAAGTCGTAGAGTTCTATTTTCTTAACGGACACAGTATTTCCTTTTACCAGCTAGTGCCAGTCCACGCTACACGGACCCAAATGTCAGTGGTGTTATTAACGTAGTTTTGTTTACAATAGTATATGTACGGGTCAGTGAATACCACCATTCCTTCTAGGTCTCCGGCAGCACCATAACTGTGTTCTGGCACAGTTCCATTGGGGAATATCATCCTGCCGTCAGGAGAAAATGTAAAAGTAGTACTGCCTAAAAGTGTTTGTGCAATAATCTCGGTAGTACCGTCGGAATTTATTAAAATTCCTCCTAGCGGCTCGAGTAATGGGCCATCTGCACCGGCGGCTCTCAACTGTATATATTTGTTAGAGGCACCCCAGATATTGGTATTACCAGCGACATCGCTTTCTACTCGGACTCCGCTAGGAAATGTTAGACTACCGTCATTGTCATCAAAGTGCCAAGGATACGATGGTGTGCCTATCGTAAGTATTCCGCCGGAAGCCGGCGAAAGACCAAGACCACCGGAAGTTGATATAACACTACCGCCTGGGAGTGTCAGTCCACCGTAACTATCAAATGTCCAAGACTTTAGTGTAGTTAGTGCATTAGTATTAACCACAACAGAGTCAGATGATGTAATTGCCACGGCTCCATTAGCAGATGCTATTTCAGCGCCTTGGATAATGATATTTTCACCAGATGCTACTGTTGGAAAAGTCACATATGGATTAGCACCACCAGTTAATACTACCTCCTTAGCACCAACTGCTAATTTATCAGTTGAAGAAACTAATGTGCCGTTGACTGTTAATTGCCCGCTACCGTTTACACTTAGGGGAGTTTCACCTAGATAGATAGTGTTGTTGCTGACATATAAACTCTTCCAAGGTTTAGCAGCACTACCTAAGTTACCACCGAGAGCAGTCTGTGGAACAACATCCCCGCCTACATTTAAGTCGCTAGTAACAGTAACAGCCTGGTCAATGGTGATCGCTGAACTGTCTGTGGTGCTGATAGTGCTGCCGGTAAATTCAAATGCGCCAATATTTAAAGGAGCAACATCTAATCCTAGTGCTGTATAAAGTTCAGTGAAGTTGGCATTTACTTTTTGGAACGCAGCACGTAGGCTATCACCTTGTTTATCATTTGATGTTATGCCTACGTTAATTGTTTGCTTAGTCATTTATACGCCCCTTATGCCAACGCTGCTATTGCTGATTGGAATGCAGCATAACTGCCAGCTGCCGCCACCAATACTTTTAATTCTGCTATACTAATCGCAGCACCAGTTTGATACCTAGAATCGGGGAATTGAATTTGACCGTTAGTATCAAACACCCATTCTTTCTGTGTTGGTCCAACTCCAGTAACAACTCCCACAACTCGATTTGATGTTAATGTAACTGATTCTGTTCCAGCCCCAGAATATATAGAAATGCCAGTGTCTTTAGCCCAGTTGGAGTAAATGTTTAGCTCTTCGTTAACACCTTCTATTTCTGCAATAGCTAATCTTTTCTCAAGAATTAAATTATCTTTGAGTGTGATATTACCGTCAACTGTGATTGAAGTTTGGAATATAACTGGACTGTCAAACTGGATGGCACTGGAATCACTAGTCGAAACAGTGCTGCCTATAAATTCCAATACACTGCTTGAAAATAGTTCGCTGGTAGCTGTGTCATACATCAATGGTCGACCGTTGCCGGACGATCGTATTGGATTAACAAAGAATCCTGCAGCCGCAGCTTCTACTGCAACACCGCTGGCATTAAGTACAATTGAACTGGCATTTTGATTAGTAAAGCCTGCTCGGTATCCAATAGCGATTGAGTAGGCACCTTGATTAGTTTGACCAGCACTCCATCCTATGGCCACTGCTGAAGTACCTTGTGTAATCTGTGCAGCGGTATAACCTAGTGCAATTGAACCTGCGCCCTGAGTAGTTTGACCAGCAGTATAACCCATAGCAATTGAATTACTTCCTTGCGTATTATAACCTGCTGTAGGACCAATAGCTATTGATTGCGAGCCTTGTGATATTTCTCCAGCAATGTGTCCTATTGCTACTCCGTAGGTACCCTGCGAAGTTTTACCAGCTTCAAATCCAATAGCCACTGCACCTTGGCCTTGCGTAGTTGTGCCAGCCTGATAACCAATTGCTGTTGCCCATTGTCCTTGTGTAGCACTTCCTGCAAGATAGCCAACAGCTACAGCTAATGTCCCTTGTGTGGTTTTCCCTGCTTCTTGACCAATAGCTATTGAATACGTACTTTGGGAAGTTTTGCCAGCATCACTACCTAATGCAATTTGAGATTCTACTGTTCGTAGTGTTGTGGCTGAAACATTGCCGTAAATGTAATTGCTGACAGCATCAACTAAGATTGAACTGTCATCGCCGAACACTGACCCTTTGAGATCAAAACTTGTAGTAGATGAGATAGTGATCGTATCAGTACCAGGAACAGTAGTGATAAAAATATTTGTACCTGCTGTTAAAGTAAGAGTATCTTCACGAACCTCAGCAACCACAGAACTTTGTCCAGTGACTGCTATAGTTCTAAAACCAAACGTGTCCGGTAAATCGTTAGTAATCGTTACAGCACCTGTGCCTCCTACTGGACTGATTGAAATACCTGTACCTGCTGCGATACTGGTTACTCCTAGGTTAGTCAGTGTTACCTGACCCCTACCACCTGTTAGTGTTCCGCTAATTCCTATCTGTCCTGCAGTACCTACAAGCTGTGTGACACCTAAATTAGTTAATGTAACATTACCTTTGCCAGTACCGCTAACTCCTATTTCATTAGCAGTGCCGTTAAGTTGCGTTACACCATTGTTAACAAACGTAACAGTATCTGTTGTGGCGTTGGTTGTGATATTGATATCTGTGCCAGCAAATGTAACGGTATCAGTGTAGTTGTCTGCTGATACAGTAGTTTGACCGCTGACCGCGATGTTTTTAAAACTTGCTTCTGCAGGATTTTTTATTAATTCGCCGCCCACAGTTGATCCTGCAGGAAGATTTACAGCAGCGCCATCTGGGCTAAAAACCACTGCTCCACCTATATCGATACCGTCTGTGGTAAGATACAGTGCTTTCCATCTGTTGTCACTAGATCCTAGAAAAAATGCTCCTGATGTATTTGGACTTAAGTTACCTGCTAGGTTTTCTAAATCTACAGCACCGGAACTACCGCCGGATATAGTCAAATATAGTTCAGTGAAATTTGCATTAATTTTATCAAATGCATCGCTGACAGAGCTCCACAGTATAGGAGCCGAACCAGGAGTTATATTTTGTTGTGCCATTATGCTCTCCCTACAGCAAGTTCAATAGTTCCAATATGATCACTGTCATAATCTGCTAGTGCCTTACCTAAAATTGTTCCTGATGATGCAGAGCCTTTGGCAGAAACAGCCACCCCTGGAATATTGCTAGTTACCATTAAATCTCCTTTGTTGACTTTGCCCACTACTTTGCAAGGAACTCGACCTTGTAACGCAATTAAATTTTTGTATCCAGGACAAGCACCGTTCATCACGTACCCTGCATTGTCGCTGATGATACCCGCTACTCTATGATCTCTTTCTTTGGTAGATACTGTAACTTCTTTGTCACCGCCAAACACCAGTACTGTTCCTACTTCATATTCTCGATCACCTTCGTAATATTCTGCTAAGTCAGCGGAATATGTTGCTTGGAATCTCGCACCAGCGTTCAAAGTCCATGTTCCCGAAACTGTAGCAGTTGATCCCGTATTACCTGCAGATAAAGAATAAACACTTACTGTACCTGTAGAAGTAACGTTTCCGCAAGTTATAGGAGCATTCGATAAACCGTTTTGAGTATAGAAAATATGAGATTCGTTGTAATATAATGTTTTCTTATCATTTGCAACTGTGCCATCGCCTACGAATATTGCTCCCACAGATGCTCCTGAGCCGTTATAACCATATAACTGAGTATAACCTCCTGTGCCTGCACCTGTTAAGTCCAATATAGTCTGAGCTACCGGTGTTACTGCATCGTTGTTCAGCAACAGTCTATTAGCTGTAACATCAGAAAATGCGATGTTCCCTCCGGAACTTCTTACGGCAACTGTGCTGCCAGTCGCTAGATCCGTGCCAGCGATCATTCCGTAATCCGATGCACCCGCTCCAGTTTTTCTTAAAAATCCTAAACTACTGTATTGACTCTTAAGAATAGCCCCACCCTCTTCTACTATAGTTGTGAATGCCACTGCGGCAACGTTATCTGTGCCTGCCGAGTTATTAGCCAATGCAGTCTTCGTGGTAATCTGTTGCAGTTTTCCTGTAGGTATACCATTGGTTTTCAGTGAAGCCCAACCGTTAGTTACATCAAATTGACTGGAGTCGAATCCTGATATGCCTTTAAGAGCAGTTACTGAACCTCCCGATTCAGATCCTGTTTTTGTTCCCGCATAGGTGATTTGAGTTGCTGTGCAGGTTGATACAGTATAGATTCCATTATAACTAGGTGTACCTGCAGCAAATCCTGATACTATGATTTTCTGTCCTGCTGTGAATACCGCAGTAGTTGTTGAAGCGAACGATAATGTTACTACAGATCCAGTGCCGGTAGCCGATACTGATAAAATACTAGCTACAGATGTAGCATAAGCATTGTTTAAAGACAGTTTAGATTGATCGATAGCTGCTGCAGAATTAATCTGAGAGTTAACAATTTTATCATTCTGTACATTCAGGGTTACTGAATGAGCAGTACTATCTAGAGATAGAGTGATATCTCCGCCGGAAGATATTTCAGCATTGGTAATAATAGATTCGGCACCGGTAAAGATAGCTAAATCACCGCCTCTAATATTGTCTAGATCAAAATCATCTATATTGGAAATAGTAAGACTTCTAAGATTTACAGCATCTTGAGGATTTTCAGGATCGGCGAGATTAACGATCTTGTAATTAGACATTTTCAGATTGTCTGGCCCTTCCCAATCGAGTATACCACTCAGTGCTAAAAAGCCTCCTGTATTGTTAGGAATTCTTGATTCAGCGGCAACAGCAGCCCCACTTGCTGCTCTTGTACCTAATCTTCTTTCTATGTAACCAACTATAGCCGACTCTGTAGGAACAGTATCCTGTTGAGGATCGGCCATGTTGTCGTCTGTAGAAAATTCAGCGATTGTAGCTCCACGCTTAAATCCTAGACCGTCAAGATTACTCAATGCCAAAGATGCTGCAAACGTAACAGATCCAGTTCCTTGGTCAACTCTGAAATATGGTCCTACCGAGAAGTTACCAAACTGATCAGTGGTTACAAAAAACACACGACCCGAACCTCTTTCTTGTGTCTGTGCTCTAGTCACAGCGTTACCTTCTTCGTCGATGCTGGTCGCTGCGAGCGGAACACTATCTATGCTATTCACTGCCTGGCCGTAAATTTCATTAGGATAGTTGGTGTCGGCATACGAGCCTGTACCAATATCTAACAAATCGTGAGATGTCACACGAGTAAGAGAAATCCTAATAGTCAGTGTACCTAAAGCAAAACTAGAATAAACAGGAATTCCAGCTTTTAATGTTATCTGTGAGTCGAATGAAATAGGACTTATATCAAAAGCAGGAGAAACAGTAATTAATCCGTAGAGAGTTCCTAGAGATGCTTTACTCTGATAATTGGTTATTTGATATGTGGTTCCTTGATAAACAAACTCATATTCTGTTCCCGCCGCTATGCCGTTGTTAACTCGCTGAGCATCAAGAATCGAAAGATCTCCCACGGCCAAGGTAGTTGAGTTTTGGCCTCCTATGAGGGTACCATACACCTGTGTTCCTACTCCTGTAGTAGATACATTTAACTCAGGTTTTTCAATATTAAAGACCACAGTACCATTCGAAGGACTAGTAGAGTCGATAGTAATCGAAGTTTCGCTGACGATAGTTAAAACAGTTGGGTCAGTGCCTAGGCTTCCTGTTGCTACAACAGTAATAGTACCTCCGCTGGCTGAAGCTACAATAGTGCTGTTAGCATAGGTTACTGTAGTAGTTGTACAGCTTATTACAGTTTTTGTACCGTTTAAACTAGTACCACCTCCACCAAATCCACTAACGGTAATTGATTGATTAGCTAGATATGGAGGTCGAGGCTGTTTGATAAAAGTAAGAGTAGCTAGAGTAGCGGTACTAACGCCACTTACGCTGGTGATATTTGGTCTCGAAACTAATCTATCACCAGCAGCTATATTTTCAGTACAGGCTAATCCTGTTATAGTCGTTCCTGATAATGTACCGCCTACTCCTATCAATGTGCTGTCAATAGGAGGCTCATTAGAAACTTTAAAGGAATCTGCGGCTAGATCTTGAGACACTACCCAGTAATAACTATCGATACTGCCAATACCAGAAGGCAAACTAGATCCAGTACCACTGGAATTAAATTTCAGCATAGTACCTGCCGTTAGACCGTGGGCTACTTTATTAAATACTCCAGGAGTTCCCGGAGTAACAGTATAGGTTACAAGACTACTGGGAGTAGAATAGGGTTGGGAAATATACGCACCAACATCAACATAATTATAATTTTCACGAAGCTGGGTCAAGGCCAACCCAAACGGAATCATATATACAGTACCTGACAGAGTGATAACATCTGCAGATGTGTTCACCGGTGTTCCGCCGTCAACAGCAGAGATAGTAAATGTATAATCACTAGGAACAGATGTTATATAATATTCAGTAGCGAAGTCCGGATCAACATCCGCATCGATTGATTCTGGAACTGTGGCTCCAGAAGTGGCCTTAATAATTTTAACCTTATATCCTATTTGCTGTCTATGTGCAATATCTGTAGTAATCACTCCCGGATTAGCGATCGAAATTCCTGTTATGGTAAATGTATCCCCGTCGTAGGCTGAATCGTATGCTGAAAAATCTAAAACACGATAGATGTCATTGGAGTCTGCTAGTTTAAGAGCTGTACTAGGGCGTGTAGCAACATCTACAACATCTCCTGTGAGCACAACATAACTATTCTGTCTGATAGTACATATCGCACCATTAGGAACACTGAACTGCAATCCTCCACTGCTGCTGATATTTAATTTGGTAAACTTAGTAGCTGCATTGACAATCTCCACAGTGGATATTGAATATTTTACCAATGCACCGTTGTGATTTATTTCTAATTCGGATCCGTTTAACGGATTATAATCTTCATAATATCCGTAGATCGCAGTGCTAGCTTTTCGATTACTATACTGACTAGGAGTAGTAACCACAGTAAATCTCTGTGACAGTTTGTGGTATAAACTAACAGGAGTAGGTACTTCTAGTGGATCTGCTCCTTCAGCAACTAGAGCAAAGTTACCGTGAGAGCTAGATCCTCCGATCGATCTAATTTGTCCGCCGTTGATTGAATAATAGGATACATGACAGTAATAGGTAAACATCGATACCGCTTCAGTTAATCCACCGTTAGTAGCGATTAAACCATAACCTAAGTCGTTGACCTGTGTAAAGTCATTGCTTAACATAGATCTATTACCAGGCATCAGCACTTCGTATATTCTTTCGTAGTTCAGTGTACCAGAACCCGTGCTAGTTATTTCTACCGGGTCACCGTCCGGCTCGTCTGAAAATCTAAATGTATTTGCAGTTTTACCACCTAACAATACATAATAGTCCTGACCGGCGGTGATACCGCTAGGTAAGACTCCGCCTGCTCCTAATGCGAATCGTATAGTCGCTCCACTTTGTAATCCATGACCTGTTTTATTGACAGTGGCTATATTTGAAGGATTAGTAAAAGTGAATGCCAGTGCACCATAAGTTAAAGAAAATGGAGTTGTTTCGTCTAATTCAAACTGTGCAGTTGATCCTGCCGGGTCAAAAATATACTGTCTGAGATAATTAATTCTATATACTTCGTCGTTGACGATAAATGAACAAGGCAGCTGCGGGGGTCTAATTAGCCCTGAGATCGCCAATCTTGTAGAAGTTATAGCATTAGTGATACGGAATTGTAGGTTACCGGTAAATCCGTCAACAAACATACCTCCACCGAATTTTTTGTAGCCGGTGCTTTTGCTGAATACAGCACCTTCTTGTGCGTACGGCGACTTAGCAAGAATTTGTCCTTCCGGGTCAAGTACCAACGCAAAACCACCATGGCCTTGCATAGTCATTGCTCTAAGTATTACAGCATCGTTACACAGGAATACATCGAGTTCGTCATTATTTTTCGGTAAATTACTAGGAGAATTTTCAATTATATCTAGAAGAACATCTATTAATATACCTACAGCCCCACCTTGAGGTGTAACAGTTCCTCCGCTACCTGGTACATAAGCAGTAAATCCAGCGCCATTTACACTGGTAGTAAGATTAAAATCTGTATATAAATCTATTCTAGTCGGTTGATTGGCGACAGTTTTCACATAATAGGTATTGCCATTGAGATTGGTCATGCTGCCGCCGGCTATTCCGGAAATGTCTATTTTTTCTTTGTCTGCATAACCGTGTGCTGCGGTAAAGGTTAATCTCACGGGATTGGCTTGAGATGCTGCGCTGATACTTCTTGGCAGAGCACCTGCTCCCCGTTCTGCTTGATACGCAGCATCGGCAATCTGTGTAGCGGTGCTATAGATCTGTGACTCGTCTAATTCTATATTTTGTATAATTCGTTGAACTAGGTACTCTAATCTTTCAATAGCAGCTAGTGTTTCATCTAGCTGACTACTTATAGCTAGAGCTGCACTTTCATTATATGGGTCTCTGTACTTCAATGCAGCAGAAACAGTTCGATTATAACCTCCGTATTTCAAATCGTATATCATTGAATCGATGATTAATCCTACATCTCGTTTACAGATTTCACTATTGTAGGAGAATGAACTAGTAAAGGGTGCTAGGTTTTCTTCTATTTGATAATCGATCCAAGATACTACTTCTGTTTGTAAAAATAATTTATTGCGGCTTAATAGTTCTGCAGCACTATTAAAAGACCCTTTATTGTTTACTATAGGATAGATAGGACTGTCTGAATTTTCCAAATAATGATAACCGAACAGTCTGTCTGATGTTACAAGACTGTCAATGCTTCTATCTCTTCTAAAATTTATTAATGCCCATGGGCTAGTGCTAAATCCTAATTTAGGTCTTATTATAGTTCTTCTAAATTCATCACCGATAACAGCAACGTTTTGTGGAATTTTTATAGGTAAGTTTTCTTCATAAATACCGCTTTCTATGAACACAGATATCTGTACATTTCTAGTGATATCGCCATAGGCTATTCTTTCACCTTCTTGAAACGAACCGTAAATGATATCAACATCAAATACTTCAGATAAATTACCGAATTCCGAAGTTCCGTCTAATGCACCTGTATGCGCTAAAATCTGAGCCAGAGCACCGGATGCTTCTCCATAAAGATACAACCCTTCTCTGATGTCTCTTCCACGTATAGCTTCCGGGGTACCTGTTAAAACATCGCCAGTAAAATCAGTTCTCTGACCATTAGTAAAGATTAAAAATCTCGGCAAGTCTACCACGCAGGTTGGGATTCCGGTGAACCCTGAACCTCTACTAGTGATAGTAAGTGTATCGATGCTGCCATCTATTTGATTTACAGTTGCAGTTCCAAAAGCGTTACTTCCTCCTCCGCCTACGAATCTCACTGATACTAGTGTATAACCTGTACCTGCACCTCCTTCATCAATCTCGACACTGTTAACGTTGAATGTGGTATTAAATGTAGCACCACTACCTGGTGTTGAACCACCATTGGAATTTGTTGCAGTGGTGCTTAATCTAACCGAACCACTTATAACGCTGCCAGGGATTACTCTGTATTTTCCTGCGCTCAACTGCTTTATAGATAAAATTGGCCCTCTTCCGCCGCTGCCTTCGAATGCATCTACATCTAATACTTCATACCTTGCCTGAAGACCTGTACCGCCAGATACTGTTAGTATGTCACCGATGGCATAGTTAGCACCGCCAAAATGTATAGAAATTTCATCTATGCTTACAAAAGTCGTACCCAAAAATCCCGAACCAGACAGGGGAGAAGTGCTAATATCAGTTAGATAACAAAAGTTAGCTCCGTCGTTATATGTTAGAACTTTTTTGTAAGGTCCTATTTCTAATGGACTTTCGTTAATAATCTCTTCGGCTCGTTTTAATGCAGCTTCTATAGTTCTATATGCATATGCTAATGCTCTTCCTTGCAATGCGTTCGATACACCAACTCTAGAATCTTCTCCAGAAGTTGCAACATATAAGTTTGCTACACTGCCGAATGCAGACGCATCTACATATCTTTTAGTAGCTGCGATCAGTCCGTTATAAGTTTCGTCGTCGTCTGGTTCGGGGTCTCTAGATAAAATTAATGGACCGGTCATTCTACCAAACGCTGAAGTAGGTTGACCACCATCTGGATCTATAGCTTCCACGCCCGCTAGAGATATTTTTGTATCAACATATCCTTTATTAGCAGCCTCGTCGCTGGTCACAGGAGTTGCAAGATCTTGAATACGGAATTGAGTATTGGCTGATTGCGCTGAAAGATTACCACCTAATTGTGGATTTTTATCTCCGGATATGGAAGAAAATAGCGAGGATATAGATATAGATGAAGGAGTATTATTGATACTAACACCATTACCCCCAACAATAGATTTAAAAACTACCTGTCCGCCCCCTTCTTCACTAACAGCCAGTACTCTATTATCTTGTCCTTGAAATGAATTTGGTGTTTGATCTAGCCCTGTAAAGGACAATCTTTCACCTAGTCCCAATGAACCGTAGAGTTCTCTAAAATTATCATTAACTTTTCGGAACGCATCGCGGATACTATCGCCGGTGCCGTCATTGCCTAGTGTACCAATATCTATCGAGTTTCTTGCCATAATAATTCCTAAGAATATGAATTTCTAAGTATTTAGCCCAAAATTCTGTAAGCCTAATGTAAATACTTGATGTTTCTAAAAACAGAAATTGAATCTACAGAATATGTTCGAGTCAG